TGCCGCCCTTCGCGTAGGCGTCGTGGATGTCCTGCGTCCACACCCGCACCGCGAGATCCACGGCGTGGACGAGCCGGTTGAAGCGCACCTCGTAGCTGTCGCTCATGTCGTCGCTCCCTTCGTCCACGAACCCGGCCCCGTCTTCGTCCAGCCGCCCGCGACCATGCAGGAGTCTTCCACCTGCTGCATCCGGTCGTACATCGCGCGGTACGCCTTCGTCGCGGGGTGCGCCTCGAAGACGGCGATCTGCGCCCGCTCCTTTTTCGACAGGCGCATATGGTTGCGGACGTAGGGGTAGTGCGCCTCCCCGTGCTGCGCCTTCGTCGCGAGGATCGCTTCGTACATGATCGTCAGTTCGTCCCAGATGGCGACAAGCGGACCCCACTCGGGGAACCGCGCCGCGACCTCGGGCATCCGCCCCCGCCACTCCGGGAACCGCGCGAGCAGGCGGTAGCACCGCCCGAAGTCGGACGGGTCGTGCGGGCGACACGATCCAACGCGCCCGTGCCTGCTTCCGGTCATCGTCGCGCAGATCGCCACGCTGCTGATGCCCGTGTCGTCGCCCATGAGCCAATCGGTAGGAGTCATTGTCGCCGTCATCGCACCCTCCTCACTTCCTTCGCCTCGATCAGCCGCGCCGTCCTCACCGCGAGGTCGGTCGCCCGTCGCTCCGTCCGCCGCTTCCCGCAGGAACACAGATATTTGACCAGCGCCACGCGCCGGGTGCGGCAGGCGCGGAGGGAGCCCAGCAGCCAACGGTGGGCGTGCGGGCTCATCGCCGCTCCTCCACCCGGACGATCCGAAGCTCGATCCGGTGAAGATCCTCTCGGATCTCGGACCGCAGCGCCGCCATCGCGGCGGCGGCTTCCTCCTTCCGGCGAGCGTCCCTCTTGTCGGACGCATCGGCGGAGCAAACGGAACCGACCGCCAAACAAGTCAGCGCCAAAAGCCAGACAACCGCTCCGAACTTGAACCCATCGTCTTTGTTCTCGCTCATCGCACCCTCCTTACTTACTTTGACGAGATCACTTCCACGCACACACCCGGGCGTCCGTCTCGGTCGTACCGCTTGCTGACGCTGAGGTTCCACACCTGCGCGTCGTCCTTCCAGAACCCGATCGTCGTCATCGCGTCGAGGACCGCCTTCGCAAGGTTGTCCGCGTCTGGCTTCGACAGGAACACTTCCGGGGCATCGTCGCGCAGTTCGCCCGCCCGCTTGCCCGTCCGGTAGTGCGACTTGGGGCGGCGGAAGTAGAAGTCCAGCGTGACGTACACCGCCCCGGCGATGGGCTGCGCCGGGATGTGAGGCTTCGCCGCGACCGCGACCGCCGACTTCCACCCCTCCGCCGTCCCGGGGTCGAAGACGCGGGCGTGCCCTCCCCGGCTGAACGCGCGGGGGCGGGGCTGGCCCTTGGGGTCGCCGGGGGCGAAGAAGGAGATGGTCACGGCTGCGCCTCCAGTTCCGCGATGGAGCCCTTCGCCAAGGCGTAGGCGTACTCGAAGTCGCAATCCGCCTGCGTGACCTCCCCCCCGCCCGCGCGTGCGGAGCGGATGCGCTCGACGGTCGCCTGGACCGCTTCCGTCGCGAGCAGTTCCTTCGCCGCCTCGGCCACCGCGATCAGCTTCGGCAGGGCGTTCCGGGCGGCGGCGATCAGGGCTTGATCCTGCACGCCGACCGCCGTTGGGTAGTACGTCACGTTGGAGCAGATCGGCTGCCTCCACGGGCGATCGTGCGTCGCCATGACGTACCGGAACCCGTCGTCGGTGTCCTCGATAGCCCACGGCGCGGGCGTCGCCGCCGCGTCCAGCCTCTTGAGTTCGTCGAGCTTCATGGTCGTCTCCTTGGGGGGTGCCGGGGGAGCGCCGCTGGGGAGTCAGCAGGCAGCTTTCACGGGCGGGTCAGGCCCAACCCGGCAGAGTGTCTACTTGGTCAGCTTCGCCTCGATCGCGGCGAGGCGGCGGTTCATCTCCCGCTTCTCCTCGGCGGCGTCGAACTCCGTCAGGATCTCCGAGTCGATCCGCGGGCGAGCCTGCATCTGGACGAGGAGCTTGGCGACGGCGTCGAGCGCGTCCTGCGCCCCCGCCTTGCGCCCCTGCCCGTAGCCCTCCCAGTACGGGTCCAGACCGGGGTTCGTCGTACCGAACCACTGGACCGACGCCACGGGCTCCGGCGCGGGCTTCGCCTTCCGCACGATCTTCCTCTTGGTCTTCATCTCATCCTCCGGTTGTGCCGCCCCATCGGGCGCGGCGGGTTAGTTGAGCAGCGCCAGCAGCGGCAGGAGCCACGCGAACGGAATTCCACCGTCGCCCCAGCCGTCATCCGCCGGAGGCTTCCCAGCGGGAGCCCGGTTCGGCGGCGGGGCGGACGGGCGCGGTGCCGCCGGCGCGATGGCGCGGATCTCGTCCGCGATCACGTCCGTCGCCGCCCACTCGCCCCCCGTCTTCGACTCGCGCCACTTCGTCTCGACGCGACCCCGAACGCAGACGATCTCGCCTTCGCGCAGGGCTCGCGCCGCGTCCGCGTTCCGCGAGAACACGACGACCTCGACGCGCGTCTCCTCGGCGTTGCCCTTGAACTCGCGGACGCCTGCGATCACGACCTTCACGACGGACCCACGCTCTTTTACGGAGACGACGGGACCGACGACGACAACGGAGTTGAGCATTAGGCGTTGTCCTTCCGGTCCTGCTCGATGGACGAGACGCCGGGCGCGGCGGAAGCGGGCTCAGCGTCCGTGATCGTGAAGTCGTCGATGCTGATGATCGGCGGGATGCCCCGCTCGTCGTCGTCCTCGTCGCGACCGAGCGCCGTCATCGCCTCCGTGGAGAGCGGGAGGAGCTTCGAAAGCTGCCGCACCGCCGACTTCTGCCACATGGACGCGGGATGCGATGCCCACGGCGAGGACGCCGAACGCGCGGACGCGGACGACGCCTTGATCCGGGCGATGTCCCCAGCCGTCAGAACCACGAACACCGTGTCGCCCCCCTTGATCTTCGCGATGGCGTAGGCCGCGCGAAGCTCGCCCCGGTCGCCGTCGCACGGGACGTGTTCCAGCTTCGGGTTCAGCCCGTAGGCGTAGGAGAAGGCGTCGTTCGCGTACACCACCTTCGCGTCGATGCTGGCGATCTGCCCGCTCCGGTACGCGAGGTTGATGTAGCCTTTGTAGCCCACGATGAACGTGCATTCGTCCTTGAACGGGACGAGGTACGCCTGACCCGTCGCGCCGGACGGGTCGAGCCCAAGCTGCGCCGCCTGCACCATCGCCCCGAGGAGCGACTGGCGGTTCGTCTTGAGGAGCGCCGGGTTCTTGCGGAGCGCGGTGACGCACCAACGCACGAACGTCTCCGGCTTGATGCCGACGCCCGGGAGCGCCGCCCCGAGTTGCGCCTGCACCTTCTTGTCGTTGAGAGCGGCGAGGACGTTCTTCTCCGCCTGCTCCCGCGTCACGATCTCGCCCATTTCACTTCTCCTTGCTCTTGTACGCCCGGAGGACGCGCGACTCGCCCGCCTCCACGGTGTACGCCTTCCGCTTCTGCACCTTCCACGTCCAACCGCTTCCGTCCGCGAGAACGCCAGCGGCGGCGTCTCCCATCGCGGCGCGGACACGGTTCTTGATCTCGTCGATCTTCGCCTCGGCGGCGGACTTGATCGCCTCCGCCTCGTTCAACTCGTCCCGCAGCGCCAGGAACTCCCCCGGCAGCGCGATCGTCTTGCCCGCGTCCTCCCGAGGATAGATGCGCCCAAGGACAGCCGCGTCCTCGCTCTCCGGCGGCGGCGGAACCTGCGGGACGACGTAGGTGTTCCACCACGCGATGAGGCGCGGGCGCACTTCCGTTGCCCACTTCGGGTCACGCTCGATCCGCTGCCAGCGCAGTTCGTTGCCCGTGTCGCAGGCGACGTAGCAGGCGGGCAAGTTACAGACTTCCATCCCGTGCTGCGCCTGCGCGACCACGTCCGGCGGGACGCCTTCCTCCCACTCGCTGGCGTCGCGGAGGCGGGACTTGAACTCGCAGAGGACGAGCGTGCCGTCCTCCTCCGTAGCGAAGGCGTCGGGCGAGTAGAGCAGGCACGGATCGTCCGCCGTCACGATGGCGTCATGCTCGCGGTCCACGCTGCGAAGCCCCGCCTCCTCGCGGAGACGGGCGGCGATGAAGCCCTCCATGAACGTCCCGCGCTTGAGCGTGTACGACTCCGTCTCCTCCTCCGGCGGCAGAACCTTGCTCGTCCAGACGGAGAGCGGAGTCTTGCCGTAGCGGGCGAAGCCGAGGATGACCGGAACGTCGCTGCCGCCAAGGCCGGAGCGGCGTGCCTCAAGCCATGCGGCGCGGTCGGCGTAGTGGGTGAGGTTCATGATCCACCTTCGATTGCGGCGGCGATGCGGTACGCGACTTCGCGGGCGGAATGCGGCTCCGCGTCGTCATCTCCAACCGTCTGCGCCAACGCGGCGCAGCGGGAGCGTTCCCGGCGCGTCGCAATCCGGATCGTATCCTCGACCATGCCGAGAACGTGAATGTCGATGGCGTGCCCGGCGACGCACCGATGGTGACCCTTGACGCACGGCGCTACCGCACGCGCGATCTCAAAGATGTCCTCTGGCTTCACAGCCGATCCTCCCGCGCCTCGACGAGCGCCTCCACGATCTTCCGCATCTCTTCCTTCGTGAACATCGACTCCGGCACGTCCATCGTCGCGCCGCCGGGTCCGACAAGCGCGATCTCCAAGCCGTCGATCTCCGTCGAGCCCTCGCGCAGCCCGGAGAAGACCATGCCCTCGACCGCGAGCGTGAGGCGGAGTTCCAGCGTCGTCTTGATCGTCACGACTCCCCCTCCGCGCGGTCGGCACCATCGTCGCCCATCCACGCCTCGTAGTAGCGCACCATGCTCTTGCTCACTTCTCCGTCTCCTTCTCGCCGCTCCGGCGCAGGTTCGCATCCAACCATCGCCGCCCGCCCTCGCGGACGCGCTTCGCCAGTTCGTAGCACGCCGAGCAGAGGCACGCCGCGCGGATGCGCTTCGCCACCGTCTCGACGCCTTCGGTCCGACCGAAGTTCATCCAGCGGACTTCGGGGCAGGAACTGTCGAGTCTCATCTCTCCTCCTCGTCGGCGCGGGGATCGCACCGATGGGCACATCCTACCGACCGCCGGGGACACGTCTACAATCTTTTTCGTTTTTCTTTCGCGTTCGCCGTCGCGCACGGGTTAGGATGCCCGCGTCGCAACGGTGCGACAGGAGGCCCGAGATGAACAGGAACACTTGCAACGGTGGCGGACGATGACCGCCGTCATGGACGCAGCCGAGGCGCTACGCATCGTGGCGGCGGCGCAGCGGAGCGGGATGGGTCCGGGGGCGGTTTGCGACGCTCTCGGCATCACGTCCAAGACGCTGGAGACGTGGAAGAAGCGCCCGGAGACGGTGCCACAGATCCGCATTCGCAGGCGGCTTGCGGCGCTGCGGGAGTCGATCAAGGCGGCGCGGAAGGCGGGTGCGAAATGACCCTCACCACCGCCATCCTCTTGATCGGCGTCGCCGCCCTCGTGACGCTGACGCTGTGCCTCGTCTACGAACTGCGGTCGGCGCTGCGCCGCATGACGGAGGCGGAGAGCGAGCGCGACCGACTCGCCGCCGCCCGCGAGACGGACGCTCTCTCCGTCGAGGCGTTCCGGCGGGAGCGCGACGAGGCGCTGAAGGCGAAGTCCTCGCAATGGGAGGCGTGGCAGGCGGAGGCGACGAACCTCCGCGCGGACGTGGCGGCGCTGGAGAGGCTCAACGAGCAGATGAAGGAGTCGTGCCGCGCGTTGACCGAGTTGAACATCGCGTCGCGCAGGGAACTCGACCTCGCCGGAGACGAGCGCACGCTGTTGGAGGCGCGGCTGTCCCTCACGGAAAAGGTCGTCGCCGCCGCCGAGGCGCTCGCGTCGGGTCCGAACTCGCCGGGGGAGTGGGCGGCGCTCCGCGAGGCGATCCGGGCGCGGAGGGAGGCGTCGTGAAGGTCTACGTCGTCATCTCCGGCGAGCGGTCCTGCGGCGGAAGCGTCTGCGGCGTCTTCCTCGACGGCGCGACGGCGGAAGCGTGGGCGCTCGCCAACGTGAAGCCCGTGTTTGAGTCGTGGAAGCCGGACGGCTTTCGCGTCTGGCGGGATCGGTGCGACTACCTGCGCGTCGAGGAGTGGGAGGCGCAGCCATGAGCCCCGGCGACGGCATCGTCTCGTGCGACCGATGCGGCGGCGAGATCCTCGACGTGAGCGCGGACCTGGGCGTCTGCGAGTCGTGTTCCAAGCGGTTCCCGGTGGGGACGGAGGAGAAAGCGTGAGCGAGTACGAGGCGTTTCTGGCGTCGAAAGAGATCCGCGTCGCCCCGCAGGGGATCGCCGTGGATGACGACGACATTCACCCGTCCCTGTTCCCGTTCCAGCGGGCGCTCGTGGCGTGGGCGGCGATGCGCGGACGCGCGGCGCTGTTCTGCGGTACCGGGCTCGGGAAGACGCGAATGCAGATCGAGTGGGCGCGGCTCGTGTCGAAGGGCAAGGCGATCATCCTCGCCCCCCTCGCCGTGGGCGCTCAGACGATCCGCGAGGCGGCGACGATCGGAGTCCGCGTCCACGACCTGCGCGACAACTGGACGCCCCGCGAAGGGCTGAACGTCGTGAACTACGACTCGCTGCACAAGATCGACCCCGCCGCGTTCGACGCCGTGGTCCTCGACGAGTCGAGCATCCTCAAGAACTTTGACGGCGCGACGCGCGAGGCGCTGATCGAAGCGTTCCGCGACACGCCGTACCGTCTCGCTTGCACCGCGACGCCCGCGCCGAATGACACGAGCGAGATCGGCAATCACGCGGAGTTCCTCGGGATCATGCGACGGATCGAGATGCTCGCGACGTGGTTCGTCCACGATGAGCAGTCGTGGCGGCTCAAGGGGCACGCGGCGGAGAGCTTCTACAAGTGGATCGCGTCGTGGGCAATGTTCGTCCAGTTCCCGTCCGACCTCGGATTTGAGGACGACGGGTACATCCTGCCGCCGCTGGACATCGCCCCCGTCATCGTGCCCGTTCCCGTCGCGTCGCCCGGCTCGCTGTTCTTTACGGGGATGGGCGGGGTGAAGGACCGAAGCGATATCCGCAAGTCCACGGCGGAGGCTCGCATCGCGGCCACCGTCGAGATGGTCAACGCCGATGACGAACCGTGGATCGTCTGGTGCGGGCTGAACCTCGAAAGCGAACGCGCGGCGGAGGGCATTCGGGGCGCGGTGGAAGTGACCGGAGCCATGAGCGACGAGGAGAAGGAAGCGGCGATCCTTGGCTTCCTGCGCGGGGACTACCGGGTCCTAGTGTCGAAGGTGTCGATTGCTGGATTCGGGTTGAACCTGCAAAGGTGCGCCTCGATGGCGTTCCTCGGGCTCTCCGACTCATACGAGGGCTACTACCAAGCGATCCGGCGCTGCTACCGCTTCGGGCAGACGCGGAGCGTGCGCGTCCGCATCGTCATCGCGGACGTGGAACAGGAGATCGTCCAGAACGTGAAGCGCAAGGAGATCGAGGCGTCCGAACTTGCCTCGAGGATCGTCGCGTCCGTCCGCGACTACGAACGGGAGAGCCTCAAGATGAGCGAGCGCGAGCGCGACAACTACCGCGAGGAGTCCGTGTCCGGCGACAGCTGGACGCTTCACAACGGGGACTGCGTCGAGACGATGAAGCGGAAGATCGCCACGGACAGCGTGGACCTGTCCGTGTTCTCCCCGCCGTTCTCGTCGCTGTTCACCTACTCCAACTCGCCGCGCGACATCGGGAACTGCAAGAACGACGATGAGTTCTGGACGCACTTCCGGTTCGCGATCCCGGAACTCCTCCGCGTCACGAAGCCGGGGCGGCTCGCAGCGGTCCACATCGCGAACGTTCCCGCGATGCTCTCCCGCGACGGCTACATCGGCGTGAAGGATATTCGCGGCGACCTCGTCCGCGAGTTCATCGCGGCGGGGTGGATCTTCCACGGGGAAGTGACGATCGACAAGTGCCCGCAGGCGCAGGCCATCCGTACCAAGTCGAAGTCGCTCCTCTTCGTCCAGAAGGAACGGGACTCCTCGTGGCTGCGCCCCGCGCTCGCGGACTACATCTGCGTCTTCCGCAAGCCGGGCGAGAACGCCGTCCCGATCCAGAACGACGACGTGACGCGCGAGGACTGGATCGAGTGGGCTCGTCCGATCTGGTACGGGATCAAGGAAGCCGACACGCTGCAAGTGCGGGAGGCGCGGGAGGACAAGGACGAGCGCCACCTGTGCCCGCTCCAGTTGGGCACGATCGAGCGGTGCATCCGGCTCTGGTCGAACAAGGGGGAGACGGTGTTCACGCCGTTCCTCGGCATCGGCTCCGAGGCGTATCAGGCGGTCCGTTTCGGGCGGAAGGCGCTCGGCGTCGAACTGAAGGCCTCGTACTTCCGGTGCGCCGTCGCGAACGTGCGGAAGGCGGAAGCGGCGCGGAAGGAGGAGGGGCTGTTCGGGATGGTGAACGCCGATGCGTAGCGCCCTCCGCCGCCTGCGGTGCCTTCTCGGCTTCCACCGCCCGATCGGCTGGTACGTCTTCGTCCGCCCGTCGCACCCGCGCTACGAGTGGCGGATTGAATGTCTCCGCTGTCTCAAGAGGCTGGCATGACGCCTTGCCGATGGGGTCACACCCGCTTCCGCCGCCGCCGGAACGCCCGGGGCTACCTCTGCCGCGTGTGCCTGGACTGCGACCGCGACAACAAGCGGGCGAAGCGCCAGGCGCGGGCGGTGCGTCCGTGACCGGGGCGGGCGCACCTTGGGGCTTGCAGTCTCGTGCAGTCTCGTGCAGTCCGTACCGCCGCCGTACCGTCAGAAAACCGTCGCCGTACCGCACTTCGCGGAAGGGTGGCGGAAACCTAGGAGAAATGCGAGGGAACATGAGCAACGAACGTGGCCGCTACACGATGGACTCCGTGACGATCGACGACGGACCCGGGCGCTCCGTCCGCAACCACTCGCTGTTCTACGAACGCGACGGGTACAAGACGATCGTCCACGTCATGCAGCACGATCCGCTGGAAGTTTGCCCGCTTTGCGAGCGCGACGAGTTCAGCCGGAGACTGGCGAACGTCCGCGTGACAGCGCGGCAGGCATCATGGGCGCACTCCAAGAACGAGCTTCTCGCGGCGCTCGTGCAGATCAGCCTCGACGCCGACGGCGTGGACACGAAGGACGAGTCGTTCATCGGACCGGAGGCGTAGCCATGAAGCAGCTTGCCAAGCTCACCGCGAACGACGGCGTCGTCTGGTACATCTCCCACTACTCGGTGACAGCCATTCAGGAGCGCCCGAGCGGAGGATGCTGGCTCTACATCATGGGCGGATCTACGGCGATCTGCTTCAAGGAGTCCGCCACGGTGATCGCCGAGCGTCTCGAAATCCCCCTGGTGGATCGCTCCGCTCCGATCTACGGCGAGGCAACCGACGTTCTTGAACTGTCGGTCCGCTCGCGCACCATCCTGCGCCGGGCGCACATCAGCACGGTCGGTGAACTGACCGAGAAGAGTTACACGGACCTTCTCGTATTGCCCGGCATGGGGACGCTGTCCTTGGTCGAGATCCGCGAGGCACTCGGGCGGCACGGGCTCGCTCTGCGCGACGAGAAGGTCGTCGTTCCGCCCCGTGCGTAGCCTCTTGCGCGGGATGCGGCGGAGGTGTAACCTGCCGGAGTCCAAGGTCGATCGCGTGTTCACATCACCCCCTTTCCGAGAAACCGCCGCAGAGCGCCACCCTCACGGGTGGACACGGATCGCCTTGGACAGCATTCCGGCTGCTCGCGGCGGCTACTCGGGACTGTGCGGTGTCCGATGACGTGGCTGCGGCTTGAAGCGGCGTACTTTTCTCACCCCCAGACGCTGGCCGTCGGGTTCTGGGGGAGTCAGGTCTACCTCGCCGGGATGACCATGGCGAAGCTCCACAACTGGCGCGGATGCATCCCGAAGGGACATTTCACGCCGGAGATCATCGCCCGTCATCTCAACCTCGTAACGGTGAGTAACGGTGTCAAACACGTTGGTGACGGGCTTTCGCTCTGCGTGAAGCACGGGCTCCTCGTTGAAGACGCAACCCATTATGTCATCCCTAGTTGGCGCAAGTACCAGCCCGATCCTACCTCGAACGCTCGGCAGGAAAAGTTCCGCTCTGCGTCCAAGGTGAGGCGTGCGAAGGGAGGAGTAACGGGGCGTAACGGTGACAAACGCTATACACCGTCAGTAACGCCACGTCTTCTTCCTACGGAAGAAGGGGGAGTTCCTCCCGCCCCTTCGGGTCCGAGGGAGTCACTCCCCATCGCTTCGCCTCCGGCTTCGCTCCCTGCGTCGCGCATCGGGACGCCTCGCGACGACCTCCCCGAACTCGACGAGAACGACCCGAAGGTTCAGTTCTGGCGCAAGGCGATTGCGGATGGACGCGCGAAGCGCCCCGGCCAAGGCGGTGCGTCTTGAACCGGGACGAAGAGGCTCTCTGCCACATCCTGATCCACGCGACGCATCAGGACCGCGCTCTCGTCTTCGCCACGGTCGATCCGTCCGACTTCACGGACGCCATTGCCTCCGCCTTCGTTGCCGCCGTGCGCGACGTGTGGGACGGGCACCGACAGGTGGACGTGGGAACCCTCGTGGACTCGCTGACGAAGTCCAACCGCCTCAGTCTGTTCGGCGGCATCGAGGGGCTGTCCTCGTTCATCAGCAAGGCGGGAGTTTCCGCCGAGAACGCCGAGTTCTACGCGACACGCATCCGGGACGCGGCGATCCTGCGCCGGATGCGGGCGACCGCGCGTTCCGTGGCGGACTCACTCGACGCCGGGGTGGACAAGCCGCACGAACTCCTCGGGAACGCGATTGCGAAGCTCTCTGCGTGTCTCCGCGTCGGGCAGACGGACCACACGATCGGCGCGATGTTGTTCGAGATCTGCAACGCGATGGAACACGGCGGCATCAAGTCGCGCTACCTCGAAACCGGGCTCCCGGTCTTTGACTCCATGTTCGGCGGCATCCCGGAGGGGCTCGTCGTCGTCGGCGCTCGCCCCGGCGTCGGGAAGACCTCGCTCTGCATCCAGATTGCCCGGCACGTCGGGCGCTCCGACCCGGTCCTCCTCGTGTCCCTCGAAATGACGCGGGAGGAGGTGTGCCGAGTGCTGATCGCTCAGGAGTGCGGCGTTCAGGTCGCCGGGCTCCGCTCCGGGTTCGTGACGAAGGAAGTTGAGGACAAGGTCGTCAAGGCTTCGATGCACCTGAGTCAGATGCCGTCGTTCCACGTCATCGAGCCCGTGTCGGCCAGCGTGTCCGCGATCCGCGCTATCGCGCTTCACCACAAGCACGCGCACGGGTTGAAGCTCCTCGTCGTGGACTACCTGCAACGGGTCAAGGGCGAGCCGGGAGCCCGGTACGGGAACCGCGAACAGGAAGTGGCGCACGTCTCGACGGCGCTGTCCGAACTCGCGAAGGAACTCGGTTGCCCGGTTCTCGCGCCCTGCGCGATCAACCGCGAGATGACGCGGTCATCGAGGAAGCCGTCCGCGTCCGACCTTCGCGAGTCCGGCAACATCGAGTCCGACGCGCACATGGTCGTGATGATCCATCGTCCCGACGTGACGGACACGACGGCTTCCGACGCGAACAGCGACACGACGCCGGAGGGCTCTCAACTGATCGTCGTGAAGCATCGCGGCGGTCCCCTCGGCGTCGTGCCGTTCACGTTCGAAGGTCCGGCGCAGCGGTTCCACGAAGAACGCGACAGGTTCACGGCATGAGCGGCGAAGACACGCGGGCATGGGTTCTCCGTCGCGGGCTGACGCTCACGGCGTCGGAATTTGGCGTCTCGGCGGCGGAGCTACTCGCAATCCTCGCGACGGGTCCAACCTCGCTCGACACGTTCCCGGAGTACCCCGTCGCAACGGAGTACGTCCCGCTTACGGGGTCGCAGATGAACGCCTTGCAGGTCGCGCTCGCCCGCGCCGACGACTCGCACGTCGTTCGCGCCCCGGCGCTCGACCTCGCGGACCTACATGACAACGTCTCCGCTTCCACGGCGGCGCAACCTGTGGCTCCGGGAACTAGGATGCGCCCCGAGGCGCGACCGTTTTACGCGGCGGAACTGCTCCGGCGGTTCCCGGAAGGCGTCGTCGGCGGCGCGACCGTGTGGGCATACGCGCCGGAGGCGTGCGAGATGGTTCCGCGCATCGTGGTCGCGGACGGGAGGTACGGGACATGATCGACGTTTCACAACTCCGCAGGCTGAACCGCGAGCGTGTGCGTCGCGGGCTGCGGGAACTGTCTCGGGCGGACGTGATCCAGCGAAATGCGTGGCTGGCGCTCTACCGGGACGGGGACAAGGAGACACGCCGCCGGGCGCTCGCCGCGCTTGACGGCATGAACGGGAGGGGAACATGACGCCCGAGGAACTCGCGGAGGTCGAGGAGCGGATGAACCGCGTCTACACCGAGGAGATCCGGCAGGACGGGCTCGCCCTCGTCGCGGAGGTGCGGAGGCTGAGGGATGAGAACGAGCGGCTCACCCGCGACTTCATCACCTACCGGAACGCCCTCGCCGTGAAGCTCGACATGATGGACGCACCCGAGGGGGCTCCGAACGAGGCGGGCGAGACGGAGTGGTCCCGGCTTGGGCTTGTCGGTCAGGAGTTGCTCCGACTCAACGGCGATGTCTGCAAGTGGCGCGAGGCGTGGAACGCCATGAACGCCGCCGCCGATCGGTTCTGCGCGGACTGGAAGAAGGCGGAAGCCGAAGTCGCCCGCCTCCGCGAAGCCCTCGACGCCGCCCAGCGGATCGTCAAGCGCAAGGCGGACCGCGAGGCGGGGAGGGAGGAGACGTGAGCGAAGCGGACGAGTTCTGGCAGGACAACGTGCCGCAGTCCTGCGAGTGTCAGGACGGCTGGATCATGGGCTACGGCTACTTCCCCGGTGGCGATCCGCGCAACTACTCTCCCGACGGGGAGTGCTGCTCCCCCGAGGAGATCGCGGCGTGGAAGGCGGCGTGCAACCGCTGGAACCTCGGGGAGAAGACCGACGAGGGTCGGTCCGGGACGGTGGTCGAGATCAACGGCGTCCCCGGCTTCGCCTGTGGGCACCGCTTCGGCATCGGGACTTACCGCATCCCGTGTTTCGAGGATGGGTGCGCGTGGAAGCGCGGCGAGACGGGAGGCGAGACATGAGCGAAGCCGACATCCCAGCCCTCCGCGCCAACTGGGAACGCCTCCTCGCCCGCTTCGGGAGCCTCCCCTGCCGCCGCGCCGCCCCCGCCGAACTCACCCTCGCGACCCCCGCCGAGGCGTGGCCGGAGGACGTGAACTGGGAGAGGGTGCGGGATGCGACGGTGGACCTGAACTGGAAGCGGAAGGGGCGGAAGCCCCGGAGGAGACGTGATGTTTGACCAGAGAGACGGGCAGTCTCCGCCAAGGCGAGAACCGGGACCGGATGCCCTGAAAACCGCCGGAAACGGGCCTATTTCCGACGATCGCCCCTCGGGAGGGTACGGAGATGGGTCCGCACCACCGAACCCCGGCTCCCGCGCCGCCGTGGACGCCGGGTGTTGGTGCCCGGTCCTCGACAACGGGCACGGACGGGGCTTCCGGGGCGTGCCGGGGCAGTTCGTGTTCACGATGGGGTGCCCGGTGCATTGCCCGGAGCCGAAGCCGTGACGCGCCCGGACGCCGAGGTCATCGCCGCATGGACCGAACGCGCCGCCGTCCGCGAGTTCGAAGCCCGGATGCCCCGCTCGCAGGCGGAGGAGGCGGCTGCGTCCGAGTTCGTCGGGTGCGAAGCCGTCGTCGTGGCGATCCACCGGGCGAAGCTCGCGGCGGCGCGGGACGCGAAGCAGGGAGGGCTGTTCGGATGAAGGCGGCGATTGACGGTGTGGGGCACGACTTGATCCGCATCGCGTTCGAGGCTCGGGCGCTCAAGGTCGGGAGCTACGATCAGCATTCCGTAGTCTGCCCATCCTGCGGAGCCGATGACGCCTGCCTTGGGGTCGCAAGGTGGCGCAGATGCACCATCGCCGCGATCACATGCGCTTGCCCAGCCGGACGCCGCGCTACCGTTGACGCCCCCGGCGCGGTAGGATCGGAGCCATGAGCCCGATGGCGCTCGTCTCCGAAGGCAGTTACGGCAAAGCCCTTGCGTCCGCGCGCGCGGGCACGAGGCTGTCCAGCTTCGACGCGCTTAGGCTCACGGAGTGGCGCAAGCTGCGAGCCTCCGGAGCCGCTCCGCTCGCGGCTTTCGTGACCGTGGCGACGCACCCGGACTACGGTTACAAGGCGCATCGCGGAGCCGCGTCGCTCGCCCCGGCGAAGGCGCTCGACATGTTCCGTCGGTTCTGCGAGCGGTGCGCCCTCCCGGAGTGGGAGCGGGCTCGCGCGGAGGCGGCGCTGTCTCTCGCGGAGACGGTGACCGACGCGGCAACGACCGTGAGCCAGTTCGTGAAGGTCCGCACGTTCGAGACGCCGATGCACGCGGACGCGGCTCGCGTGGCGCTGGCGTCGTCGAAGGTGGCGCTTGAGGCGGCGGGCATCCTCGGCGGCAAGGGCTCGACGACGGTCAACGTCGCCGCCATCGCGCAGGCGACATCCGGCCCGAGCGCGCACGACCTCGCGGCGACGATAGCGAGCGACCCGGAGGCGTCGCGGCTGTACCGGGAACTGCTGGACCGCATGGAGGCGGCGGCGGCGAAGCGGGCGGACGCATAGCGGGTTCAGCTACTCGCCTTCGGCTCGACACCCTCCGTAGGTTCCCTCATAGCGCGGCTGCCGGATCGTCAGCAAGTTTTCGCCGGGGGGCAGGCTCCCGATTTCATCCGCGCCGCCTCCGAAAATAAATCTCCGGAACCCCCTTGCATCCGCGTCCCGATATCGTATCCTTTGGGCATGACGAACACGACGACGGCCACGCGGAAGACGACGACCAGCAACGCGGCGATGAAGCGCGGGCGTTTCGCTTCCTGGCAGACGAACAAGCGGATGGTCGCTTGGATCGTCGCCCGGCTTACCGAGGGCCGCTCGGTCTACGTCACGACGATGACGCGCTCGACGAAGTACACGGCGAAGCACGCGGGGTGGTTCCGCGCGACCGCGAACGGCGCTTGGGTGCGTCACGGCAAGGGTGAGGTTTGCATCTCGCTCGCGCACATCAGCGCGGCGTGATTGCTCCCCGTCACTTCGGCGGGGGCGGAGGAAGGCGGCGGGAGCCGCGAGGAGAGAGAACGATGGCGAAGATGACACGGGAGCGGGCGCGAGCGTGGATCGTCGGCGGACTCCGGGACGCGATGCCCGGCGCTGGACCGATGGAGCCGATCGTCTTCAACCCGCACGGGCTGGCGACGGACGACGACGAGACGACGTGGGCGGACGTGTTCTCGGCGGCGGACTTGCCGGGCTGGGACCGCAAGGCGGTCTGCGATGCGGATTACGCCGACGCGCTGGGATGGGACGACTCCCGGAAGGCGGGTGCCCGATGACCGCCCCCCTGTCGAAGATCGGCGCGTGCTGCGCCTCCCGGATCACCATCCGCGACCCCTGGACCGGGGACGAGCGGTGCGAGTTCTGCGGGCTCCCGGTGCCGCTCCCGAACGTCGCCGGCGCCGCGCTGCACGGCGAGGAGAGCCCGCTTGCCGTGGTCGAGGGCGGGCAGGGGCGGGAGCCGGAGGACGTGGTGGACGACGGGGACGGGGTCGTCCGGCTCCTGATCGTCGCGGGGCTCCTGTTCGCCATCGTCGCCGTGGGCGTTTGGGCGGCGGGGGGTGGACGGTGACCGACGGCGGCAAGAAGTGGTACACGTTCCCCGCTGGGTGCGAACACGACGCCCGGCAGGTCGCCTGCGATCATCGCGGCGCGAACCCGGTCACGCTCAGCACGGGCAGCGTTCGCCCGCGCGTCGAGTGGCGATGGTACTGCGAGGACTGCAGGGCTCTCGGACCCGTCATCCCTCCTCCCAAGTTCGGCAGGGTCGGACCTGTGCGCCCGGTGTCGTCATGAAGTGCCCCCAATGCGGACACGACCCGGAGCCGCTCCGCCGCGCCCGCGCCCGTCACGAGGAGAAGAACCGCGAGGCCCGGAACCGGGCGAGGCGGGAGGCCCGGGCGCGGAAGAAGTCGCGTACATGGGAAAACCCCCCGCCCGCGTAGGCTCCCCGCGCGAACGGCACGAACGCCCGGGCTCCGGCTCGGGCGCTTTCGTTGGCGGGGGCGTCGGGTAGACTTCCGGGCGTGCAGTTCCCGCCCGCTCACCTTGCCGACCCGGCCCGCTTCGCTGAGAAGCTGTCTCGCGGCACGTTCATCCGCTACCCCCACATCCGGTTTCTATCCAACCGGATCGCGGACGCCTACTCGCGCCGGGGCGTGCGGCTCCTTGTCTCCATGCCATTTCAATGCGGTAAGTCCCTCCTATTCGCGCAATGGATGGCGGCGTGGATGCTCGAACTAGACCCGACGCGGCGCATCCTCGTGGTCAGCTACTCCGCGTCCCTCGCCGCTCGATCCGTCCGCGCGAACCGCGACCTCTTCGCGAGCGAGGAGAACGGGCTACGGACGAAGCTCGGGAAGCGAACAGAAGACCTATTCGAAACGACCGCTGGCGGCTACTGCATGGCGGCGGGCATCACCGGCACGATCAACGGCTGGGGATACACGGACATCATCATCGACGACCTTTACATGAACGCGGACGAGGCTTTCAGCGCGTCGCATCGGCAGAAGGTGAAGGAGGCGTTCTACGCCGTTCTTGTTGGGCGTCTCGCGAAGCGTGGCAACATCTGGGGCATCAACACTCGCTGGCACGATGACGACCTGTTCGGAGAGTTCATCCGGGGCGGTGGATGGGACTCCATCGTCCTCCCCGCGTTTGCCCGCGAGGACGACCCGATGGGACGCGCCCCGGGCGAGGTTCTTTGCGAGGACTTGCACCCCGCCGCCGAGTGGATCAGTTGGCGCGACGGTCCGAACGGCGACGGGCAGAACGCAATGCTTCCCGCCATCTGGGCGGCTGCATACGACGCGAAGCCGCTGCGCGAGGGGTCCGGGTTGTTCAACCGATCCTGGGTCCAGACGATCGACGTTCCTCCCGCCCTGCACTCTGCCAGGGTGCGCTATTGGGATCTCGCGGCGTCAAAGACGCGCCCCGGACGGCTCAAGTCCATGGACCGGGACTACGCCGTGGGCACGCTCGGGATGCGGACGCGCGAGGAGCGGTACGTCGTTGAACACGTCGAGCGCCTCCGGGGCACCGCTCAGGACGTGGACGACGCGATCATCCGATGCGCGACGATGGACGGGCGGGGCGTGCCGATCGTCGTGGAGAAGGAGCCGGGATCGAACGGCGAGATGTACGCGAGCTACCTCACGCGCCGCCTCGCCGGATGGTCGGTCACGTTCAAGCCGTCCACGGGCGCGAAGGAGACGCGCTTCCGCCCGTTCGCCGCCCAATGCCAAGCCGGGAACGTGTCGATCGTACGCGCCGCGTGGAACGGTCCGTGGTTCGACGAACTGGAGGTTGCGTTCGCGGGCGGCGCTCACGACGACCAAGCCGACTCCTCCTCCGGCGCGTTCGCGGAACTGTGCCAAGGGACGCGGTGGCCGTGGCTTACGCCCGGCTCCCGTGGTATCGTGTCGGGCGCGGAGCCGAGAGACGCTCCGCCGCCGCGTGACCGGGACGAACCCGAGCTTGTCGGCGCGGACCCGCGCGTTTCCCTGCCGAGGCGGAGCCTTTCGAGGCGCTACCCCGGCTTTGGCGACGAGCTGACGAGAGGCGGCATCGGTGAGTGACACGACGAACGGCGAGCGCGGCTCCTGGGGCGGCGTGAACGCGGCATGGCTCGCGGCGAACCCGTACCCGACGACGTACATGTCGATAGGCTCCGCGATCTACCGATCCGGGGCACCGTACCTCTACGATCCCGACGCGGCGCGGCTGCGCGACCCGAACGTCTGGACGACGCTCATGCGCGACGACGCCGTCCGCCCGGCGTGGGAACAGCGGCTCGCGAAGGTCGTGCGGAAGACGTGGCGCATCGACCCGGCGAACGGCTCGCCCGAAGCGGCGATGAAGTCGAAGATCATCGAGTCGATGCTGCGAGGCGTGGACACGCTCGACGACGGACGCGCCCATCTGGCGCACGCGGACATGTGGGGGTACTCGCCCGTCTGGATCGAGGGTCGGCGCGAATGGAGCGCACACGCGGGGCGCATCGCGGAGTTCTGGACGCCGACCGCCCTCCGTCCGCTCGACATCAAGCAGGTCGTTCTCAAGGCGGAAGTCCTCCCCCGCCTCGGCGCGGCGAACCCGGAGATCGTCGTCCGCCCGTACCTCGCGACGCTCGCGACGGGGCGGCACCTGCCGATCATCCATCCCGAGTGCCTCATCCTGCTTGTCGTCGGCGAGGACACGATCGACCGGAAGGGCTACGGGCGCGGACTCGACGAGCCGCTCTACGATCAGGTCTGGCGCAAGGGCGTCATCAACCGGATCGGGCTCATGGGCTTCGAGAAGTGGTCCCAGGGCATCACGGACATCGGCGTCTCTCACGAGGGGACCGGCACGCCGACGCAGACGAACGAGGATATCGCCGCCGAGCATTACGCCGCCGCCGCGCGGATGCGAGACAACGGGCTATACGTCCACGACAAGCGGGACGAGGTCAAGATCCTCCAGCCGGGCAGCGCGGGGCAGGACGCCTACGGGGCGCGGCTCGCGGAGATCAACGCGAACATCACGCGCCTCATTCTCGGCTCCGTCCTCCCGACCGGTCACGCCGAGGACGTGGGCAGCGCGGCGCGGGCGGGCGAAGAGGGGGAGACGACGGACGATCTCCTCGACCGGTCCCGGATGCGCCTCGACAACGTCCTGACCCGCCGTCTCGTCCGCATGATCGACGCGCAGAACGAGCCCGCGTGGGCGGCGCTCGGGCTCCTCGGTGTGCCCCCGGGGACGTTCAGTTCGACCGCCGACGAGAACGAAGACCCCGAGAAGTTCGGCCGCGTCGTCGAGTCCGCGCAGAAGGCCGGGCTCGAAATCGCGGAGGAAGAGGCGTACCGCCGCTTCGGGCTCCGGAAGCCTGCCGACAACGAGGCGAAGATCAAGGCCCCCGCGCCGACGATCTCCGGCTTCGGCGGCGGGTTCGGGGGCGACATGTTCGGGGACGCCCCGCCCAAGCCGGGCACGCAGGACGGCGCTCCGCGCGACACGCCGAAGGACTCGACGCCCCCCACCCCGCCCGCCCCGGCTCGCGAGGCGGCATGACGCCGCCGCGCTCTCCGTCGCAGGACGTGGACGCGATGATGGACCGCTCCGCGCCCGCGCTCGTCGCGGACGTGGCGCGGATGGAGCGAGCGGTTGCCTCCGGCGACGCGGCGCTCATCCGGGACGCGCAGGACGCGGCGGCGGAGACGATCGGACGGCTCCTCGCGTTCGCGGATCTCCTCGGGCGGCGGCGGATGCAACTCATCGCCACGCACGCCCGTCGCACCGCCGACGAGCGGCGCGAGATGCTCGCCGCCGAGACGGTCAAGCTCAGCGCGATTGCGTCGGATCAACCGATGCTCCCCCGCGTCGAGTTCGAGCAGGCGGTTCGGGACATCGCGACGCGGATGCCCGTCGTCGAGCGGGACTGGCGGAAGGTCGCCTCGCTCTACTCGACGAAGCACGCATTCGCCTGCGCCCGCGCGATGACGAAGGCGGTCACCGACCGCGTCCAGACGATCATCCGCGAGGCGATCCGCACGGGGGAGAGCGGGGACTCGTTCGACCCGGTGTCGCAGATCATCGAGGACACGGGCTGGCAGCGGGGCTACGCGACCACGGTCTACCGCACGAACGCGCAGACGGCGTACACGGCGGGCATCTGGGCGCGGGCGAGCGATCCCGACGTGATGGCCGTCGTGCCCGGCTTCCGGTTCGTCTCGCAGCACCTGCCGACCTCGCGCCCGAACCACGAAGCGTGCGCAGGGCTCATCGCGCCGGTCACTTCGCATCTGTGGGGGAAATATTCACCCCCCCTCGGATTTTCGTGTTTATGTGCCGTCGATGAAGTCACGGTCTACGAAGCCGAGCGCGAGGGGCTGATCCGCAACGGCGAGATGCTCACGCTTCTCCCGCCGGGCTTCGGGATCAAGGCGCATCCTGACCCTGGTTTCGGCCTCGGACGGCCCGACCGAGTTGCCGCTTTCGGATCGTTCACCTAGTCGCCAGCGTGAACGCGCGGTCGGCAAGAGCCCACGAGCTGATAGTTCCAGCGTCGCCCGTCCCAATACCTCCTCCGGTCGTCCTCGTGGCGACCAGGGAGCCAAAGGTCAAGCCCAACTGCCATCGCGCGGTTGTAGGCGACGCGGATTGCCGTGGAAAGCACCTGACGAGTTCGCTCGCGGCTGACCCCAAGCACCGCGCCGACTTCATCTAGGGTGCGCGGCTTGCGCCGACTGTCGAGCCCGTACCTAAGTTCAATCGCGGTTCTCATCCGCCAAGGCATCGACGCGAGCGTCCGACGGATTAGTTCGTCGCGCTCTTCTTGATCGACAAGGTCCGGGTTACCGAGGATGCGTCTAGGAAGACCGACGTTCTTCATCTCGAAGTAGCGCGGCGCTCGCCTCGTCACGCCTTCGCCCCGCGCCACCACCACCACATCGCGAGCCCGAGGAAGTAGGAGCCGAGGATGCAGGCGACGAAGAGTCCTTCGGTCACGCCCGCCCCCGTCGCCGGAGCCACCGAAGCCTCTGCGCCCAGTATCGGGAGGTCGCGGCGCGGGCCTCGATCTCCGGGATCGGGCGGCGCGGCGAGTCGAACCGGATCTCGGACATGCGCTCGAAGATGACGCGGTAGGCCACGTCGTTCATGCGCTCGGCGTAGCGACGCGCGAACGCGGCCCAGTCCATCTCCTCAGCGAACCTCCCGACGATCTCGCGCACTTCGGGATGGTCGGGGATGGGGACGCCGAGCAGCGCCGCCCCGTCCGGCGGGACGCTCCCGCACGTCACGCTTCCGATGCCGAGGGTGAGGTCGGCGTCTCGCGACGGCCACAGGAAGACCATGCCCGGCTTCTCCTCCGGGTACATGATGAGGTTCTCGCCGCGCTCGACGATGGGGATCGGCTTCGGGGCGTCGCTCACGCCCCGCCCCCGATGAACGCTTCCACGTCCTGCCACGTCGGCATCACGTCCACGCGGTCCTCGTCGATGATGACGCACGACTCCGTCCGGTACGGCTTCGAGTGGTAGCGCCCGACGATCAGGAACTTCCCATTCCGCGAGAACACCTGAACGGACTGCCCGTCGCTCCAAAACTCGCTGTGGCGGTCCCCGTGATCGGAGAGCAGGTGCAGCGACTCAAACGTCTCGCAGCACAACCCGTCCGGGCGGAACACGTCATCCTGACCGAACGAGCAAACGCGGCGGCTCCCCTCCGGCGGCGCGGGTGCGGCGGCGCAGCGGGCGCAGATCGTGTCGCGGCTCACGAGCCCTCCTCCGCCCGCGCGTCCGGGTGCGTCGGCGGGTTCCATCGCACGATCTCGCCGTTCCAAAGCCCGCGATGCGGAAGCGCGTGCCCTCGGGAAAGTGTGCAGATCATCCCGCCGCCGGGCGCGTCTTGGCACGGGTCCGACTTCGTCTGCATGGAGTCCCACATATCATGCGCCCGCCGGAGTTCCTCCGTCCACGGGATGGAGAGGCGGTCGAGCCATGCGGCGAAGTAGGGGGCGTCAGCGTCAAACGGGTTGCCGCCGATGAACAGACAGATGCCGACGACTCCGAGCCGAACCGACGTGACGGAGGCAACGCGGACACTTTCGTTTCCGTCGATCGGCAGGAACTCCGGCTGATCCCGCCACACGACCGGAGCCGAGACGGGCGGAGTGACGTGGCTGAACCAATGCGCGTCGTCGGCGGGCGTCGTCGATCCCGGCGGCGGGCGGAAGTCCAGCGGTCCGTCGAACTTCCCGCCGTGGTTGTGGTCCTTGCTCATCGGACACTCGGCGTCGGAGCTAGGATTGTCGCCACGTCGAACTCGTACTTAGCCCGATCGCGCAGGCACGCCGCGCATCGCCACGACACGAACACCTTGCGCTTGTCGTCGGAGATGCGGACATGGACGGACTGACGGTAGGGGAAGTGCGAGAACGCGCAATCCCTGTCCGGGCATCGCGTGCCGAAACTGACCTGTAGCCCAAACTCCCGAGGATCGAGCCCGAAGTGTTGCAGCGAGTTGGCAACGTCTGCGGCGACCTTGTGCCGCAGTCGCGACGCGGTTTGCTTCCACACGTCCCTCACTTCACCCTCCTCGGCGCAAGCGCCGCGCATTCCGCCGCCGAGTACCAACGCCCGCGCGTGTCGTCCCCGCGCCGCCGATACTCCGCGATCTTCCCGCTCTCCGCCCACCGGATCAGCGTATCCCGCGAACACTTCGCGAGGAACGCCGCCCGCTTCGGCGGAACGAGGTCGTCGGGGACTGTCGTGCTGTCTATACGCGCCATGCCGTCAATGCCCTCCGTTAGCGGTGCGCTCGCAGTCTACATCGCGGCGCTTTCACGCGCAACGGGGCACCGCTCTACTTTCCCGCGTGCCCGCCTCCGGCATCGCTCCCGCAACACTCGTCCCCGGCTCCCGTCCGGGCGTCCGCTATCGGCGCACGCTCAACGCGGACGGGACGAGCAATATTTGCGGCGTCCCCGTCATGGGCACGCTCTCCGCGAATGAACGGGGCAACAAGGACGCCATCGACGGCGCATGGCTCGAGGACGCGCTACGCGCCGCCCGAGCCGACGAGCGCCGCGGGTTCCTCGCCCCGGTCAAGCTGACCCACGCGGACGGGCTCCCGCACATCGCGGGCTTCCTGCGGCTGACTCACGTCGGCGTCGAGGACTACGACGGCGTCGAGATGCCGACGCTGTTCGCGGACCTCGTCGCGGTGGACGAGCGCACGACCGCCGAGATTGACGCCGGACGTTGGCCCTTCCGCTCCGTCGAGATCAAGGGATGGGAGACGCCCCGCGTGTCCGCCCTCGCTCTCCTCGCGGGCGATCCGCCGCACTTCCGCTTCGCCGTGATGGCGGGAACCGTCCTCGACGAGACGGCGGTTGCGCGGTTCTCTGCGGCGCTCCTCGCCGCTAAGTGCGCGATCCGGCTCGCCGCCGAGGGAGACGAGATGCCCCCGAAGAACGACGACAAGGACGCCTCTCCGCAGCGCGACCCGGGTGCCGCCGATCAGGCGTCCATCCTCGCGAAGCTGATGAACGTCCTCGCGAAGATCGCCGGGAAGCTCGGCGTCTCGGTCGGCTCCGAAGAGGAGCCCGTCGCGCAGCCCGTGACCGACTCGAAGACGGGCGACGAGGACGACGACAAGGCCGACGCGATGGGCGACCACGCGGAGCCGGACGGCGACGAAGACGCCGACGAGTCCGCCGACACCGACATGAAGGACACCCCCGCCGACGACGCGGAAGACCCCGCCCCGAAGGGCGACAAGGAGCAGAAGATGAGCGCCACGACCCCCGCCTCGAAGACGACTCTCGACGCAGCCACGCAGTCCCGCTTCGCCGCTCTCGAAGGCGAGCGCGACAAGCTCCGCGCCGACGTGGCCGACCTCACCGGCAAACTCTCCGCGCTGACGGAGAAGCTGTCCGCCAAGGAGAAGGCCGACGCGATCTCCGCGAAGGTGGCCGACGCGCGGAAGTCCCTCGCCGTCGAGCGCATCATCGTTCCCGGCGACTTCGACGCCGTCGCTGCGAAGTTCGCCGCGCACGGTGACGACACGCTCGCCGCCTACGTCACGTCCCTCCGCTCCGTCGCCCGGCGTGACCCGCCCGAGACGTTCTCCGCCGCGATGGCGATGGCGGGCGCTGCGAGCGATCCGCTGGACGCCTCCGTCGAAGCCGACCTCGTCAAGTTCGCGAGCGGCAAGGCTGCCGGGACGCTGGAGAAGGCTCGCGCGGCGGTCGCCGCCGAGTACGTCCCGCTCCGTCGCACCCTCGGCGCGAGCGCCTACCCGTACTCCGTCGAGCAGTTCCTGACCAACCACTTCTCGGCAACCGGCGTCCGCGTCTAGTCGCCGCCGCGTCCCCTCCTCGCCCCATCCCTGACACGCACCCCCAAGGAGCCCGAACATGGCCCTCTCCAACGACCAGACGATCTACCGCACGCGCGAGAACGACCTGGAGAACGTCGTCCCGAAGTCCGCGGCGACGATCTACAACAACTCGCTCATCGCTGCGGGCGCTCAGGAGAACGGGACCGCCGCGAACATCGGGCGCGTCTACCCCTGGACGAACGCGGCGGGCAACATCCCGATGGGCATGTTCGTCCCGTGGTACACGAACGGCACGCAGCCCGGCATCACGGGCAACGCGGGCGGCACGGTGGTCTCCGGCGCGGACGCGACGAACGCCGTCCGCCTCATCCCCGTGACCGGACTCGCCGGGACGATCGCGGGCGATCGGTACAAGAAGGTCTACGCGACGGACGACGCGACGTTCACGCTCACCCGTCCCTCTTCGCCCGTCGTGCCGATGGGCATCATCGTTCAGGAGTACGACACGACCTCGGCGTTCGTCTACTTCCTGAGCATGGGCGAGCAGTTCGCCCTCGCGATGAGCGGCGGTGACTCGACGGACTGGCACGTCGCGACCGTCCGCCCCTACCGCTCCGCCTCCGGCAACGTCGCGACGGGCATCGTCGCCCCCTGCGCTGGCAAGATCCTCTCGGTCTACGCCGAGTGCGTCGCGGAAACGACCGACGCGGACGTGGACATCTCGGTCAACTTCGAGATCGGCGGCACGAACGTCACGGGCGGCGTCATCACGCTCCTCCACTCCGACGCGGCTGGCGACAAGAAGAGCGGCACGGCGGTCACCGCCGCCAACATCTTCCACGCGGGCGACGCGATCGACATCGAGTTCACGGTGAACACCGCCGGAACCTCGACGGACGAGGGTCTCTACAACCTCCACATCGTGTACGAGCGCCTCATCGGCCTGTAGTCGCAAGCGACCGCACGCCTCCCCCACGAACCCCCAACAGTTCCTCGCGGCTTAGGCCGCACCAGCGACCCACGGAGAACACACGATGCCCGCCAACGCAATCAACGTCGGCCCCCTGCTCACCCCCGGAGTCCAGGGCGCGTTCCAGATGACGTTCCAGCGCGAGACCGAGGCGCTCGTCCGCCGGATGGACCCGATGATGCAGCTCGGCGTCCCGTCGAGCGGGCGTTACGAGATCTACGCCGCCGCCAAGTCCGCGCCGCACGCCTCGCGCTGGCGTCCGGGCAACAAGGCGAGCTACAAGGGCTTCGGCTCGTTCCAGTGGACGACCGAGAACCTCGACTGGGAGGTCGGCTCCTACATCGACGAGGACGACGCGGAGGACGACCGCCTCGGGCTCGCCGTCTCCCGCGCTCAGGACTCCGCCTCGGCGCTCGCGGAGCTTCCCTTCCGCGTGTTCTCGCAGATCATCTCCAGCGCGACGAACCCGGACCTCCTCCCGACGATCCCGACCGCGCCGGACGGGCAGGCTCTGTTCGCCACGTCCTCGACGTTCTGGAGCAACGGCTACCGCTACGGCATCTCGACGGGCAACATCCTGACGGGCTCCGGCGTCGGCTCGGCGGCGGTCGTCCTCGACGACTTCTTCTCCGGCGTCCAGCGGTTCGGCGAGTTCCTCGACACGGAACTCCTCCCGCTCCACAACCTCGACCGCCTCAACGCGGCGGGCTTCGACGTGATGTTCCCGGTCACGCACGTCAAGCTCTTCACCGACGCCTTCAAGGCGGCGCAGCAGGTGATCGTCGTCCAGAACGTCGCGGGGACCGAGAACGTCGCGGCGACGCCGATCGACAACACGATCCGCACGGGCGGGATCAACGTCACGCTCCACGCGAACCCGCTCATCAGCGGCAACGACTGGTACATCTTCGCGCGCGGCGCTCGCGTCAAGCCGGTCTACGAGCAGATGCGCTCCGCCGCGTCCTACTCGCAGTTCGACCGCACGAACTCGCGGCAGAACATGGAAGAGCGCCTCATCTCGTGGCACTGGAAGGGGCGGAGCGGCTTCGGCTGCAACATGCCCGAGGGCGCGCTGATGGTGAACAACTAGCCGACGCACGACGCGCCGAGGGTCCGGCGGGCGCGTGCCTGTCGGACCATTCGCGCAAACCGACCACACCGCGCGTTGAGACGCGCAGGAGCCGAAGATGGAGCCCACGACGAACCCGAGGGACGCTCAGGCGTCCGCCCCCGCCGCGAAGAAGCCCGCCGCGACCGAACGCAAGCTCGGCGCAATCAAGCTGGCGAAGGCGATCAAGCCCGCACCGAAGCCGGTGGACGAGGTCAAGCGCCCCTACCGCGTCGGCGTTCGCGGCGACTGCCCGTTCCAGAACATCACGCTCGCGGGCGTCACCTTCCCGACGTACACGTTCGGCAACCATCCGCACCTTCCGCGCAAGCTCGGCGGGATCGTCCGGATCTCGGACCAGCAGATCGCGAAGCTCCACGAGGTGATTTCGGAGACGTACGTCGCGAAGTCCCCGAACGCCCCGATCCGCGCCCGCGTGGGAACGTCGTCGTGGCCGCGTGACGAGGAACTCGCCTCGCGCCTGCGCCCCGTCGCGACGTACCTCTACATCGAGGCGATCTCTGAGGAAGAGGCGGCGCACCCCGAAGAGGAACCGCCCGCCGCGATGCTGACCGAGGAGCCCGCAGCGGCTTCCGCCTGACACCCTGACCCGAAGCGCCGCCAGCGTGCGGCAAGGATGCACACATGGCTCTCAACGCAGCGGCTGTCCGGCGCACCGCCGAGCAGATCGACGAGCAACTCATTCTCGGCGCGGGCGCGACCATCGTCCCCTCGACGGGCGATCAGGCAGCGGCGTACGTCCAGACGGCGTACTCGACGGCGGTCCGCACGACGACGGCTCCCGTCACCGACTCGACGGGCGGCGCGGCGCAGGCAGCGATGGCGGCGGGCGTCGGCATCTACAACCTCGTGATCCCGCACACGATCCCCGCCGGGACAAGCGTGGGCGAGGTGGTCACCGCCATCACGATCGGGCACAAGTTCAAGGTCTTGGGCTGGACGTTCGTGACGGACGTTCCCGGCGTCGGCACGGGCGCGTCCCGCGTCTACAACATGGAGATCGGGACGACGGACGTGGGCACGGTCCCTTCGACCTGCACGCTCACCGAGGCGTCCACGTCCGACAAGGGCGAACTCACGGCGGGGACGGCGGTCTCCGGCGCGAACACGGGCGCGGCGAACGCGACGTTCAGCATCGAACTCGCCACGGGCGGCACCGCCTTCACGGCGGGTTCCGGCTCGTTCATCGTCCAGATCCAGAACATGGATACCGCCGACGCCTTCGCCGCCCTCGGCGCGAACGGCATCACGCGCGCTGGCCTCATCAACGCGATCATCGACGACATCCAGGCGATCGGGCTCGCGGGCTGACCGTGCCGCTCTCAACCTTTCCGCTACGCGCCGGTCGCGCCGCCTTCGCGGTTCGCCTGACGCGGGCGGAACGGGAGCGGCTCCTCGCGCCTCGCGTGCGCGTCCTCCCGATGCGGCGGCTCGCGTCCGCGCCTCGCCCCTCACCGGAGACCGATCATGAGCCTTCCGAGCGAAACTGACCTCCGCACCGTCATCGGCAAGGTCATCAAGATCTTCGACGAGATCGAGGACTTCGGCGTCTCGAACACGCCGAACTTCGTCACGATGCAGCTCGACGTTCTCGACGAGACGCCGAACGACTCGACGCCCGGGACGCAGAACGCTCTCGCCGCCCTTCGCGCCGCGATCGTCGGCACGGTCGCGCCGTCCTCGGTGAATGCCTGCCTGAACGCGCTTTGGGTCACCTACGGGCGCGTGAAGCTCTACCCGGACCTGAACGTCGCGGCGGTCCTGACTCGCCTGTACGAGTCCTTCGCCACGGCGGGAACGCCCGTCACGGTCCAGTCCCGGAACTTCACCTTCGGATCGTTCACGCTCACGGGCACGGGCACGGGCACGGCGACGCGGCTGACGAAGGACCGCTACAACTACGACATTGAGGCGCAGTTCGTCGCGCAGGCGATGACGATCGTCTGCACGAACGACGCGAACTCCGGCGGCACGCTGAACGCGGAGACGTTCGAGTATCGTGGCAGCGCGGCGGGCATCGACCGCTTCGACGTGACGGGC